TCTTTGCACACCAATTAGCAAATTTTGGTGAATCTGATTGAAATGTTGTGTCGTTGTCGTATAGTGCAAATGGTGTATTTCCACTAACTGCTGAACCACTTCCTGGCCATATAGCTTCCATATTATTCTCCTAAAGGATATTCTTTGTCATCTATAAATATAACGGCAATAAAAAAGGGGAGAAATAAATCTCCCCTCTTTTATATGATCTACTGATTAATTACAATTTAAACAAATTGTGTATCAGCGACGATTACTTTACCATAGAATTCAGGTCTTACCATCTTCTTAGCGTATCTTGTCATCACACCTTTTCTTGGTGTAAAGTTAACAGGATCGTAAACAAGAGGAGTCATGATTAATGGTACATATGGTGCGTATACAGCTCCAGTTTCAAGGAAGTTACTTCCTCTGAAACCCATAAGGACATCGTTTTCTAACATATAAGGGTTCTTATAAACCGTATATCTGTTATTCAATGCACCTACTTTTTGTACACCCATTGCATATGAGTTATTAGTCGCGTCACCATCGGTATCAGCGGCGTATCCAGGAATACTCTCTATGATTGTAGCTGTTTCAGGTGAAATCACTATGAAATTAGCTCCACCACGTAGAGTTTTCTGATGGATTGCGTTGGAAACAGACTGCATCTTGTTACCAAGAGTCTGGAACCACTCACCTTTAGTGTAAGCGTTAGAGTTACCACTAACTTCACTAAAGACATTGCTTACTGAATCAAACTCAAATCCAACTTTAGCTGACCAATATTCGTGTTTTGCATTTGCGTTTTGCTTCAACATATCAAGGATTTCCAAATCAATTTCCATTGAGATGTACTCACTTAACATTGAAGTCAATTCAGCTTCTGCATCAACACTATGATAAGCGTTAAGGTCTTGAGCTAGTTCAGGAGTCCATATTGCTTTTAACTTACGAGTCTTAGCAACAATAGATACTGAACGAAGTGCGATATCGATTTCAGGAATATCTACATCATCAGCACTGTTAGGTGCAGGTGTTGTAAATGAATCTTGTTCGAAATCACCACGAGTGATATCAGTTGGTTGTGAATGGTACTTAATACCAACACCACTATTTAATTCACCATCACCAGTCTTAAAATAGAAATATACATTAGTATCATCATAATATGTATAAGCTGGGTAGGTTGCTGTAATATCAGATCCACTTAGTACAAAAGAACGAACACCTTCAACATCAGGGTTAGTAAAGTTAGACCTTGCGACCGTACCTTTAATAATCTGATCAGATGCTGTTGTTGCAATTGATGCGGATAATGATTGTTCAAATTCTACTTCTTTCCAAGAAGCGGATGCTACGGTTGGTGCTATCGTTGCAGTTGCTTGGTCATTGATTGAATATCCAAATTTACCTGCTCCATATAAACCACCACTAGCGTCTGCGTTAGATGCTGAAGTATTACCATGAATGAACGAGTTCTTGTTATGATTACCAGTTTGGGCTGTACCATACTTGAAATCAAGATAGAATATAAGACCACTTGGTAGGTTCATAGGTTGAACACTAACAAAGTCTTGAGCTGCTAATTCACCAAAGATTCTACGAACCAATGGTAAAGCAACACCACTCCATTCTTCTGAATTCGAAGCAGTACCAGTCTTTGATGATTCATCAATTAACTGACGTGCCTGATTTTCAAGAAGAACAGCCATTCCATGCTGTTTGTTTGTATCGGTAAGACCTTCAAGTAGTCCAGTAGGCTCCCACTTACTGACTAACTTTTGAGTCTCTGCCAAACGGCTTCTCTGAGAATCGTATGATTCCATCAAATTTTCGATGGAACTTAAATTGTCTGCCATTTTTTTTCTCCAAAAAAATTGTTATTAATTACTTTACTATTACAGAATATTAGCTAACTTCTGAAAGCGTTTCTTCATATCAAATCCTTCTTCAATCACTTGTGGTGATGATTTAGGTTTGGTTGAAGCTACTGCTTTAGAGGCTGAACCTTTACTCTCTTTAATTGGTTTAGACTGCTTTGCGGTTTTGCTACCAAAAGATTCTGCCAAAGTTGAAAATACCAACTTGACTTCTCTAAGGTTTTTAGCTCTATCGAAAGTTTCCACCACTTTTAACTTCTGTTCGTTATTTAAACCGTGTGCACGGAATAATTTGTTAGTAAACAAGAGTTTAGCATTAAGTAGATTAACTTCATTCAATTTTGAACGAAGATACTTAACAACATTGCGATGTTCATTAAGTTCAGATGTGAGTTTAGAAATTGCTTCGTCTTTCTTTTCTGCTTCTTCTTCATCTACATCATCATCACCTTCTGAAAGTGCTTTTAAGATTTCTTCAAGGTCGATGTCTTTGTCATCTTCTTCATTGACTTCTTCCTCATCTTCTTCTTTAATTGCACGATACTTTTGCCCATTTACTTCAACTAAGTCATCAACTACTTCAAGATTGTCATCTTCTTTTCCAGATTCAGAATCACTTCCTTCACCTTCAGGACCTTGTGCTCCTGTTTTAGACGAGTCATTTGCTTCATCATTGACTTTGTTATCACCAGCACCTATATCGGAAGATACATCATTCTCGGCTAATTCAGCTTCATCAGCTGTTTTAACTTCGTCTGAATCATGTCCGTCACCGACTGCATTTTCATCATATTCTTCATTAACATCGTCATCTTCACCTTCATCGGCTTCATCTTCGAGTTCTTTAAGAATAGATTCAAGGTCGAGTTCATCTTCATCAACTTCTTCTTCCTCTTTATACATTTCGTCAGCATCTTCTTCTTCTTCCTCAGATACTACTGGGGCGTACTTTACACCATTGATTTCAATCACATCTTCTTCACCTTCATCAGCATCGTGTCCTTCACCTTCATCAGCATCAGCGATTTCATCGGCGTCCATAGCCATTTCATCAGCATCAGCGATTTCATCGTGAGGTGCATCTTCTTCTTCATCAGCTACAGCTATTTCATCAGATGGTTCTTCACCAACTTCTGGCTCTACTGCCACTTCAGGTTCTTCTTCTGCAGGTGCTTCAGGTGCTTCAGGTACTTCTTCTCCAGCCATTTCATCTTCATCATGAGGAGTTTCCTCATCTTCGATTTCAGACTGAATCTTCTTTGAAAGCATAGATTGAATCCTTGGAGTAAATGCTTCTTCAAGAGCTATTTTAGCGTTTGCAAGTGCGGTCTCTCGGACTGCTTTAGCATCTGCTATTGCGTCTTTTAAAAGATCATCCATTATTTTTCTCCTAAGAGTTTATCCCAAGCATAAAAACTTGGAATGGAATTAATAAAGTTATTAGGAACTTTAATGTGGTTTACATTAGTCGGTATATCGTATGCGATTGAACGATATATTCTTGTGTATATAAATATATAAAACTTAGAAAAACGGTTATTTTTTGTATTGTAATCGTTCTTTCTTAATTTTTTCTTTTAGTCCTGCTGTTGGTGGTTCTCCACACCAATCTGGATTCATTTGGTGTTGTTTAATCCAATTACGAACCTTTCCCAACTTTCTCTGTTCTGACTTTTTTGCTGATGGTTTTTTATAGTATTGTCTTTCTCTCAACTCTACCATTAAACCACTATCTTTAATTTTTCTTTTTAATAACCTAAGAGCGAACTCTACATTATTCTTTTTTACTTTTACTTCCAAGTAACCTCCGTTTTTTAGTCTGTTTCTGATTTTGCAGAATAATTTTTATCTACATAATTGAAAAATTTTACTTTTTCATCATCATCAAGTTCATCTGGTGAACTTATATTAAATTTTTTCATTGCTGACTGAAAGAAATCTTCGTAAGAACCTTCTTTTACTGTGTCTGCCTCCACTCCATTACTTTCGTTAGTATCAGTAGGATTAGATTCATTAATTTCATAATATCTACCAAGAATATGTCCCATATCTTCATATAGACCACTCATTCTTTCTTGTAATGCCTGTGCCTCAGTAGCAACTTTCTTAAATTGACCAGAGAGACCAGTTAGTTCTTTCATATTACGATTTACCGTGATTTTATCAAACCAATCTTCGGTTTCTTGTAAAGTATGTTGTTTTGCAGTTTCTGCTAAACGAGAAAGTTTATTTGCTAATTCTTTAAGATTACCTTCACGATAAATCTCATTACCATAGGAATTGTATTGTCCAATTTCTTGTACAAATTCCTTTACATTTACTTTTTGAGTAGATTGTCCGTAAACATCCTCTACTATATCAGTAAGTTTTGTGGAACTTTTTTGTGTTCTAAATCCCATATTGAGATTTGAGAATGCAGGTTTAGATACGACTCCACCTAACATTGCGTTTTCTTTAATTAAATCTTTTAATTTAGCCATTTTTGATTCTCCTTAATCAACTATAAATATATACTAACTGAGTTTTTTGTCTTTTGAATATCTTCTAAATCCATCACGAACTTTGTTCCACAATTGTTGTAGAAAACCAAGTTCTCCGAAATGTGTTCTACCGGCGGGTCCTTCTTTTAAACCTCTTGATATATCCATTGCAGTATATTTACCACCCTTTACACCATTCATCATAAGTTTAATAGATTGTTGTGATGCTTTACCTAAATGTTTTGACATCTTTTTAATGTCTTGGTTAACAAGTTGTCTTGCCTCTGATGAACTAAATGGTTTCATCTTCATAGGCATAGCTTCATCTACTGTTTCACCTACCCATTTGGTTGCAATTTCGTTATACTGACCACTATTCATCAACCTATTCATTAACCTTGTAGCTGATGATGCTGTTTTAACCACTTTAATACTTTTACCTGAATGGTTGTCAAAAACTTCCCACATACCTGGTTTGGCTGATTCACCATTTCTTACTCTAACACCCTCTACAATTGTTTTTATGGTTACACCCTCTTGAAATTTATCCTCTAATCCGTCTTTACCATCTAAATAATTAAAAACACTCTGTAAGTAATCTTCTGCCTTAGTTAGTTTGGATTGAACCCAAGCTGGAAACTCAACTCCCTTACCCTTATCGACATTCTGTATCATATTGTAAATCATCTTAGAATACTTCATAGATCTTTCCAATTGTGATTTTGCCATCTTACCTTCGTGGTCTTTTATTTCTTTCATCTTTTTTTGTTCTTTATCTTTCTTAGAGTTTTTCTTTCTTACATCCTTTAACCCACCTAATAATTCATCACTATCATCTTCATCATCTATACCAATTGCCTTAAATGTAGATTTTTTAAATGCCATAGGTGTTTTATAAACTGGTATTGCAGAAGAATTTGTTGCCTCTAATTCTCGTTTAATAATACCACGAATCTTTTCCTTTAGAGCCTCCTCTTTTTCCCACTTTTTAGCCATTTTAGGTTTGTTAGCGTGCATCCATCTTCTTTGTTTTTCAGATTTAAAAGGCATCTAATTATACATTATCGTTATTATCCCAGCTCTCTAACCATATCGAAGCTGTGTGTGCTTCTTGATATCTTGGTACTGCTGGTGGTGTTACACCTCTAATATTATTTTTATGTGTCCAAGTTACTAAATCAGTTTCACTACACCATTCTGCTAATTTTTGCTTGTTTGTATCTGACCAACCATCTGATGCTGAATACTGACCAGTATAGACGGAATTTGATACAAATGCCCCATATGATCCTAATTGTGTATCTAATGCTGAACCAGTTAACTGATTGAACTTTGCCCCATCATAATGTGTCCATAAACTTCCAGTTGCTGAATCTAAGTTTAAATATGCATCTAATTTTGCCATTACTTTCTCCTAATTATTTGTCTTTCTTACGATGTTTCTTTAAAATTGTATCCCACACCTTCCAAGAATTTTCCATATCTCTTAATGCGGAATTGAGTTTCTTACCTACCTTATCCATATGAGCGTGAAATTCTTTTGTTACATTGTTGTAATGACTTCTATCATTCCAATCATACATATCGGATTCTGTTGGGCCGTAATCTCTAAATCTTTCTAACTCGTTAAACATATCTCCCCACTTACGGTGATAATCGGATACATCACTTAGTTTTCCAAACTGAGGAAGTTTAGATTCGTTAATTGGTTCTTTAGAATCTTGATGTTGTTTCGTCACACTATTCAATGTCGGTAATTTATCACCGAACTCTCTTTTAAGGTACTTACTCTCGTGTAATATTTCTTTTAATTTTTTCACTATCTTAACTCCGTCCAATCTCTTGGGTTTGAATATCGTGATTTGTAATACCATTTCTTCTCTTTCATATTGTAGATATAAGCATATTCCTCACCACTATCAAATTTTACAGCGTCTCTGTTTCTCCAATTACTTGTCATTCTACCCTTTTCACCTCTATCTCTACCATAAAATACGGTTACATCTTTTTCAGGTTTTTCAAATGAATGGTCTTTACTTCCTTTAATCTTCTTACCAATTGTAGAAATTCCTGCACTTCCAAGTTTTAAAAGTTGTTTTACTACTGCCGGATTTCTATAATACTTTTTCAAGTGTTTACCTGCCCATTCAGGATAACCATCGTAATGTCCGTATGTGGATAGAATTTTACCATTTGGTTGTTCAATACCAACCAACCAACGAGTTCCCTCTGTAAGAACACTTTGAACTTCTTCTTTAATTATTTCTCTTAGTCTTGATATTTTCATCTTCTACTCCCAAATGTTGTGTATAATCCAGTATACTTTTCAATCATATCATGTAATTGGTCTACATATATACCTTTAAGTTTCTTTATGACCTTGAATTGATACTTGTATATCTTTCCAAATGTTAAGTTGTATAAATCTCTACCTCTGTCTAAATCAATAATGATGTGTGATACTCTCTTTGAATTTCTACCGATATGTAGGATTAATCCATCTTTACCGATACCCTTTGATTTCACACCCATTAACATTTCAAATTTTCTACCACCAAGTTGTTTCATTATCTCTTGTGCCTGAGATTGACTAACACCCTCGTTTACGGATTCTTTTTTAGAGTAATCAGGATCTAACTTTCTCATCTTGATTAGAATATCACGGATTCTTTCTCTATCAATACTATCGCCCGTGAAAGTGTCATTTGAATACTTTTTGAGATAAACTGAAAGGGCTTTGTTTATATCTCCAACTTTCAAATCTCTACCTTTCTTATCAGGATAAATACCTTTTTTTCCGTAGAAATCACCCATGTATTTGTAAAATGGTATTAGATTTTCTTTTATAGACCTACCTTCGTCCATTTCTTCATACCCACTACCATATGGTGCTGATTTACCATCGTGATTAGGTGCTACATTTTCATTAGCCCATAATGATGACATTATTTCAGCCTTTTTGGTGGAGTTGGCTTTCTTGTACATCTTTGTAACCATATCGTAATATCTTAATTTTTCTGTGGCGTCTTTTTCATTATCACCTTTTTTCATCAAATATTGTTTTATCTTATCTTGTTCCGATTCATTTATGGATTCAAATCCTAACATATCTGCCGCTACTACCCAATTTGCGTCATCACCTTTTGATTTGTCTAATGGTATTAGTCGAACTCTCTTGAATGACCTTTTTAAAAATTTTTGTAGTTTCTTTGCTTCTCTATCATCATCTAAAAAATAACTCAAACTACCACTACCAGTATACATACTCACAACGGATTTTATACCTAATGACTTTGCTAATTTTTGCATCGTCTTTTCCATATTGTAATTTGGATTTGCGTGTGGTATTGATTTCTCTTTTATATCTTCTTTCTTCAAACGACTTTTTTCTGCTCGTCCTCTGTTTTTAGATTGTGATTCAAATCCCACTATCTTTCCCCCTTTGTGTGAGGCATCTTTACCATCACCATTTCCATAAGTACCTTTCTTACGATTGTACTTATTTAATTCTGCTCTGTATTTTTTAGCCTTAGTGGATGAACCATATTTAGCATACTCTTTTTTGTAATCTCGTTTCTTTTCCTCACCGAGACTAACAATTTCTTGTTTGACTATATCATTAATGTATTCTTTCATACGCTTATTGTAATCGTCCAAAGGTTCTTCCTCGTGTTTCATCCAAACTGGATGTTCTTCACCACTATATGGTCAAGTATGGTGGCCATCTTTCATTATTTTATAATTTTTTTAACCTCGGTGTAGAATTTATTTAATTCTTCTTCCGATAAGTTCTTTAAATTTTGTTCATTTACTGAATTGACAATGGATTTAATTTTAGATTCTGTTTTTTGCTCTTCATTAGTTTGAAGTCTAAACTTTCTCCAATTTTTGTTCATTTTAAATGTATCAGCTTTATTCATTATAATCCCTTTTTGACTTTTCTAACATATCTCATCAATTCACTTGGTTCTATATTTAGCTGTTTAACAACACGACCAAGTATTGCTGTTACCCTTCTACGATTAAGTCTAGCACCTTGTACTGCGTTAAGAAATTTCTTTAAATATCTTTCTATTTGTGCAGGTACAGGTTGGTCAAACTCATCAGCCTCTACTATATTTTTAATTTCGTTACGAACAAGCTTACGAATTGCATCTTCTTTTACAGAATCCTTCTTGATAGCTTTAGCAACTACTTTTCTACGATTTTTTAGATAATCATCAGTTTTATCTGAATCACCATCGTTATCCACATCATCATCCTCTTTACCGACAGCATCTAAATCTTCTTTAAATTTATTCTCTTGGTGTTTTTTCATTACACTACTGAAAGTAGGAAGTGCTTCACCAAACTCTCGTTTGAGGACTTTACTCTCACTTATTAATTTTGTTAGTTTGGCCATTTTACTCTCCTCTAATTATGTCGTTTATAATACTTTCAACTTTACAATACTTACCACAGGTTCTACCTTCGGTAATTGGTATTTCGTTTCCAACACTTTCTTTCATAGGATATAAGAAAGCTCCGTGTGTGGATGGATTTGATACGAAATCAAAAGCTATTAATTCGAAATCATCTCCTACTTGTTGTCCATCACCCTCACTCATTGGTTGAACTGAACCCATTCCACGAGAACTGATACCCAACTTAATACCTGCTTTAAATAATTCTGTTAATATATTACCACTTGGTGTTCCAAGAACCTCGACCGTACCGACTAAGTTCTTACCTTCCCAATGCATTTCGGTAATATTATGAGATACATTCTGTAAATTAACTACTGATGATTCAGGATGGTCTAACTCACCCATTGCACGTTTCTGTTTGATGAAACCCTCATCATACTTACTCGATTCTCTTGCCAAAATCTCATGTGGATAGACTCTACCATTTTGATTCTTAGCATCTGACCTCTGCAATACACCATGAACCACTAAACGACCATTATTCTGTTTAATTGATTCGTTTATCTGTTCTCTTGAAATCTCAAAAGGTAAATAATCTACTATTAATTGTTTTGACATTATATTACTCCTATCTCTTTAATCTTTGGTAGAATTCTGAAAATTGATATTTTGGTTTTGATTCTACACTTTCATTGATTTTACGATATTCTTTACCATCTATTGTAAGAGTTTCTTGGTCTAATTCTTTTCCAGTTCTTCCAGTTGGTTTATCATATTTTTTACCTGTATATGGATCTGTACCTCCAGTTTCACGGGCTTTCTTTTGTTTATACAATAATTGTGCATTTTGGTCATCTCCAAACACATCACTTTGTGTGCTAACTTGTATACCATAATTTTGCCTATCACCATCTTGATAAATGTTACCTTGTGCATCTACACCCACCATCATTCCATCTTCTTTGTCTTTCCATTGAATAATAGTTTGACCATTATCTGCTTCTTGTGTACCTTGTAATTCTAATCTATCTGGATCTTGAGTACCACCGATTTTACTTAATACACTGGATCCCATTCTTTGTGTATCTTTATCGTCTTTAATTGGTTTTATACCTGCATCTTTTCTATCTTCCGCATCTCTTGAATCTTGTGCGTCTTGAGTTTTCATATCATCTGCTTCATCATCAGCTGCTCTATCAGCATCATTACGAGGTTTTTGCCATCCCCCACCACTTTGATTTCTTGTTCCAAAAATAGAATCCATATCATCAGCAGTCCAACTTGGTGCTGCAGATGGTTCATCTTTCTTTTTCTTTTTTGCCGATTGTGCTTTTTTCGAATTAGGATTACTTTTTAAGTATTTTGCCTGTCCTTCAGGACTTAAATCACTCCACCAATCTTCTTTAATTATTTTTTTAAATTTTGACACGCTAATCTCCTATCTCATAAAATCATATTCTTGATTTTTAAAAATTTGTTCAAATTCTTCTACATAATCCTTTGCTAACTGCTTTCTTTGTCTTTTTGGGAAAACATCTAAGTGATTTCCACCGTATGACCTAACATATCGTTTTGCACCATCGTCAATTAGATACATGAATGCTTTTTGGGCTAATGTTTTACGATAATTACCCTTTTTCTTCTTTTTTGACAAATTTTTCAATATTGGCATGTATCTTTGTCTATATAGACTCGAATCGTTGTCAATGTAGAGTTTTAGCTCTCCCATTTCTTCCGAAATACTTGCCTCTGTTAATAAATCTCCGAGTTTTATCACTTATCTTTCCTCATCATAATATCGTGTCTTAATTCTTCAAGTTTTTTAATCCACGCAGTTAACTTTTCAATCATATAGTTTTTATCAACATCTTTGCTCTGTATTTCAGTATGCCATCTCTTTAGCATCGTTGAAATACTGAACAAAGAGTCCATAAAAGACTTTTTGTTCTGTTCGAATGTCATAATCTTTAATGTAGTTGTCCAACCTTATTAGCTAAATTAACTAATCTCTCACTTATTTTACTTAAAGCCTTATGTGTATTCTTCCAATATGACCTTGAGTCAACATTTAACTCATTTTTTAATTTTACATTATACTTGACAACTCGTTCTAACTCTGATAGATTATCACGAGTCTCTCTCATTGCCATTCCAATTTTTTGCTTGGGTGTTAAGGTATTATCATTTCTCCAAGCGTGATATCTACCTTCAGTAGTTAAATGTGGATTACTTTGAGCTCCTCTGTTCCAACTATTCATTAACTTACTAAGTGGTATAAGATGTTTTTTAACATTTTTCATTAAAATTTTTCCATCGGTCTTATCACCTTTTAATTTAGTGATTTTATCAGCTATCTTAATACATTTGTCATTGAAATCTTGTAGAGCATCAGTAAATTCTAAGTAAAGATTATTAGAATTTTTCTTTTCTTCACTTACTACCGATTCTTTTCTTAACTTAGGGTCCTCTGGTTCGAAATTATCAGTACCGATGGTCGGATCGTGGTGTCCACCATCAAATCCAGCCTTTTTCTTTTTCTTACCCGCCTTTCTTTTCTCACCTTTAAATGCAAGTGGTGTTTGATATTCACCACCGGCTGTTGCAGTAGAATTTGCCTCATCCAATTCGTTTTTAATTAACTCACGAATTAAATTAAGAAGTGTATCTCCGTTAGGACGCGACATTCCTCAACTCCTTTATAAGTTCATAATACCTCATTAGTGCAACAACTTGTTTATCCTTAACTATCTTACCTTTTGTTATAGAGTCTACTTGATTTATAGCCTCCGATAATTTAATTTTTGTGATATCATCTGAGACTTTAGGTAAAATCTTACTTAGAATTTGTTTTACCTTTATAATTTCACCATTTACGAATTCTCTAAGAGAATTAGTATTAGAAATGTTATTAATGTACTCTTTTAGAAGATTTCTTTGCATAGAGTTTAACTTTTTATACTTACCGTTGAAGTTATCTACCATTAACTGATAAGAAAGTAATCTTAAATCTTTATCTTCGTTCTTAAATTCAGAAATGACCTTACTATCTTTATTTTTAGACTTAACTTTATTACGAGTAATGTGTTCTATGATAGAAAAGTTACTTTCAACTTCATTTACTGGATCAAATATTGGTGTAGTTTCACTAATAAATGATTTATATATAGAAGCATAAACCTTATAATTAGGTATTCTTGCTCTAAAAAAATCCTCTACGTTATAATTTGATTTAATCTCTCTAATAAGATTATATTTTTCAGTACGCAGTCTTTTATTCTGTAATTTTTCTCTTGACTTTAAGACAGCCTCTACTAATTTTTCTGCCTTGCGGGTAGAATTGTAATTTTCTTTAAGTAAAACTTGATAGAGTTGATTCTCTTTACCAAGTTCTGTATTCTCATTAAAGAATTTTTTTAGCATTTCTACTGATTTACTCTTTTCATCACCATTCATTATATCTACGGTGATTTGACGAGATATTAACTCAAAGAGTATTCCTGTATTCTTTATTTTCGAGTGTTTGACACGTTGGGCCATATTCATGCTCCTAAATTGTATATTTCTTCATCTATAAATATAAAAACTTCTAATAATTCATCATTTAAGTATCACTTTTACCCGATGATACTTCATTCTTATATTCTTGTTCTACATCAGAAGTTTCTGTAATTATTTTTACTTCTTCTTTACTGACTTTACCTAAATCTTGTTTTAATTTATCAAGGTGAGCTAGTGCAAGTCCGTACTTTGGACTACCACTACTACCTTTTCTCTTATCGTGAGAACCTAATGGATCACGACCTCTTACACTTGAATCCTTCTTGTGTTTAGGTCCTTCCTTTGGACGACCACTTCCTGGCCAACCATCTTCTGGTATATCCATATCTAATTCACGACTTGTTCTTCCTGTTCTTGCTCCTGGTGGTTGAGGTCCAGAAAATCTCTGTCCTTCTCCATCACCCATATTATTCATCATCGCCCCTTGAGTTCCAACTGCTTCTTCACTTTGAACAGGATCATTACCTTCCATTTCAATCTGTGACCATCTAAATTTCCGTTTTTGGTCTTTTAGTAATCCAAGTCTGACTTTTTCTTTTTCTTCTTCTGAAAATTTAAACACATTATCATAAATCCACTCTGTGTCTGCTATTTTAGAATCCATTAGACTTGAAGCAAGACTCTGTTTGTTATTCCACAACTCAATCTTTTCTTCTTCGTAAATCGTAGATGGATTTTTTAAATTTAATTCAAAATCAACAAGGTCTGCATCTGTATATCCTTGTGAATACAAATGAACTATTGCAATCTTTGTTAATTCACTCGTAACGATTCTCTGTATTCTTTCAATTGTTCTTGCAAACCTTACATCTTCTGCTGCTAATGTTGCCTTACTACCAGCGGCTTCATCATAACCAAGAAAGGCCTTTGGTATCTTTAGGGATGCCATTAATTTATTTCTTAGGTATTCAATATCATCTACTGCCTCATATGTTAGTCCTGCTAAACTATCAATCTGTGTTCCACTATCTCCACCTCGAACAGGTAGGAAAAAATCTTCTGTAAGATTTTGTATGTTGTATTTTAAATTATAATCACCAGTTGTGGTATCTATGACAGGAGCCTTTTTCATTTTATTAACAATCTTTTGCATAAAATTTTCGACTTCTGCGGGTGGAATATTTCCAATGTCAATCTTAAACACTCTCTTTTCTGGTGCTCTCATAATTCTATGAATCAACATAGCATCTTCCATAAGAGATAATTGTTTCCAAATCTTACGACCACCTTCTATCATACCTTTACCATATGGTATAAAATTTGCATCTGATAACAAACGAAAATGTGCAATTTCAAAATTTTCCATTTCCTTATTTTGACTCATTGAAGAACTATGTCTCGAATCTCCATCCTCAACAATAAACTTTGTTCTATACGGATTTTCTGGATCTTCTCCCTCAACACGAGTAACATCATATGCTGAAAGTGGTACTACATTGGTAACTCCATACTTTTCTTTTATATCTAAGTAGAGATAAAAATCTCCATACTTACATAGGTTACGAACCCACGGCCAAAGATTAAATTCTATATTCAATACATCATAAAATAAATTATGTAGAATATCATGAATATTCTCATTTTCAGTTTGAATATCTAATACTTTACCATACTCATTTTTCATTGTTGATTCATCAGAGTAAATATCTAACGCACTTGATATGATAGCATCGTTATCCATTTCTTCGTAATCTCTAAATAAAGCCAATCTTTGGGCTTGAAAACTAATTGCCTGTGATGCTCCGTACCCACCAGTATTCATATTGGTGTGTAGTCTTGACCACCTATCTACAAGACTATTTTTCTGAGCACTTTGTACTCTGTCTGTATCGGCAATCTTTAACTTTCTACCACCTGCATGTCTTACGATTACATTTGTAGAAAAAAGTCGTGTTAATCTTGCTCTTAAGCTTGTTTGTGCCATTTTATCCTCTTATTATTTTACTAACCAAGTTAGATCTTCTTTTGTATTTCCAGTTTCCATCACCCAATCATCTGTTTTGTTATCTGATGGTGTGTAAACTGCTTCATAATCTAACATTTTATTTAAGACTGTTTTTTGTAATGCCATTCCTTCGGCATTTAATCGAAGTGCTGTATCCCTTACCCATAATCCTATTGCTAGACTCATTGTAAGGTCATCATTGTACCCTTCCATAGCCTCAGCTCTATTATTATGATAAATAAATACAAATAATTCATCGATTAATCTATCTGAATGAACGATGATAGATTTTTCTCTAAAATATTCTTCTAATTTCGCGATTACTAATGGTCTTGTTTTCATAGTCATACTGAATCCAGGAACCATTTGTCTTTCGGAATTTCTATATCGGTTTGTTACTTGTCTTGCGACATCAACATACCTTAAATCTTTACTTGTATAAAATAGGTTTTCGTATTCCCTATCAATTACTTGTTGAATTGCTGCCCAACCAATACTTGAGTTCTCAATAACAAGTAATGCGTTGTTATACTCCATAGCAGTATTCATACATAAATTACCAAAATCTTTGGTAGAAATCTTTCCCTTGTATTCTGCAACTTGTTCCATATTTTCTATTTCTATTACATGAAATGCAGAAAAGTCTTGTCCATCACCACGAGCAACATCAGCAGCAACTACATAATTCTTTGTATAATTAGGTTGTCTGTATATCCACAAGTTACTATCCATTCCTCTTTTTTCGATTGGTTTTTCAATTAAAGTATTTTTATATTCTTCTAAAATTCTAGCATCAATAACACCACGACCAGAAGTGATGAAGTCACAATCACATTCTTGTGCGGCTCCACTTGGTCCTAATAACTTATCCTGTTCATCTCTCCAATCTTGTTCTCGTTCAGGATGAACCGTCCAATGAAGTTTTATCATATTCCAATCATTAGTTCCATTTTCTGCACCAACCCAAGTTTTATGAAACCAATTACCAACACCATTTGGTGTGGATAGTGCAATACATTGACCACCAGTAGATAATGTACTTTGTGCAGCAGTCCATATTGTATCAATCTTATCGATAAATGCTGCCTCATCCATAACGAGTAAGGATAGTGCCTCTGAACGACCTGCATCCTCAGTAGATGATACGGCCTTTACTTGTGAACCATTTGAATATCTAAGTGAGAGTTTGTTATCCTCAACACATTGTGACCTTACCCAACTCGGTAGGTTTGCATGCATCACTCGAATCTTCGTAACCAAATTCTTAGCGGTATCTTGTTTGGTTGCTATAACCAATATGTTCTTATCTGATTGAAATGTCATCATCCATAAAGAGTATCCAGCAGTTAATGTTGATATACCTAACTGACGAGCTTTCAAAATAACATTATAATTATGATTCTTAAAATCTTTTAATGATGCTTCTTGAAATGGGTATAACTCAAATGGAACTTTACCTTTCATTGGATGCTGAATGACAGCATACTTTTTCAAAAAATATACTGGATCTTTAGCACATTTTAAATACTCTTTTTTGATTACTTCTTTTATTTTATTATTATCAGTCATTAATCTGCTATATCCAATATTTTAATTCCAAAGTAAGTGGGAATGGTTACTGATGCCACCCCATATGTAAAGTATAGCCATTTATTTTCGTACCAACTCGGTTTTGCCAGTTTTGCCTTTTTTATGTAAGCCTCATTTTGTGCCTTTATCGAGACAATCTGTTTATCTTTTGCTACAAGTAGTAAAGAATCTAACTCCATCTGTTCCTCATATTCCGTTACTAAGCCTTCGTAGATTTTAATCTGAGCTGATTTAGTACTATCAGAATATTGTAATTCTTTAATTTGATTTGCTATTCCCAATACCTGTTCGTCTGTTAAAGTTGTTTGTGCAAACAATGGTATGGATAACAATAATATCCATAAGTGTTTCATATTCATTACCTATCTGTGTAATACATAAACTATACCACTTCCACCAATCACTACTTTCTTTGTTCCAATCGGATATAGTGTATCTGCTGACAAAGATGTTCCTGGTATCACTCCACCATTTGCGGCATGAATAACAACATTAGTTACTACTTCACATATAAATGCTGCACCAGCATTTGAACCAGTCGCATGAAATGTTGTTGAAGAAGGAACTTTTGTTATTCTATTATAATCGCCAGTTGCACGAATTGTAGGTGTTGCTCTGTGCATGCTCATATTGTTTTCTCCTTATATATATAATTATTTAGATTTTGAAAACTTTCTTAAAAAAGCTGCTGCATCGTCTACGGCATCCTTTTCGAAAGTTACTTCCATCTTTTTTACCTCGTTCTTAGTACGAGTAAGTTTTCTTTTTAAATTTGTTATTTCTTTTTTGTTTTTGGTTTTATTTTCTTCTAATTTTTCCACTTCCTTTGCAACTTCTTTTTCTTTTTTCTTCTGTTCTTTAATTACTTTACCAAGTTCCTCTACTTCTTTTGATTTTTTAGCACTTAAAATAGTACTTAATCCAAAAAGTCCTAAAATACCAACTATGAGTTTCTTTAAAAAGTCCATATTTACATCTCCATTATTTGTTTGTATGTAGATTTACCCTCTAATTTTTTAGTTTTAGCTGGTTCATCAAAATCACTATCATCATTTTTTTTATATTTTCCGAATCCGTCCTTATCCCTAACCATTTTTTCATCAACGGGTTTTGGTATTCTAAAATTAACTACCTTTCTTCCGTTTATTGTTGGCATTCCATAATCATCTTTACCAATTTCTTTTACTTTAATTTTTTTGTTTTTAAATCTACCACCTAAGATGGTATCTCCAACATTTATATCTATTGTAATGGCCATTATTTAACTCCTTTAGGTAACAAATCAACTAACTTACCACCTTTCCATTCTCTACCTTTAACTGCACCCATTATTCTGTGGTCTTTCCATTTATTCCATAATTTTTTATTACCTGCAAATACCGATTCTCCACCTTGCTGTACTTGTCTATATCCACTTACACTTCCCATTTCCTTAGAACCAGGTTCAGGTGTTGCTGGTACTCCACCACTTTCTGTTCCCTCTGGTGGTGTTGTTGGTTTAATTAAAGTTTGAGCAGTTGTTACAAAATTTGCTGTTTCAGGTGGAATGGTATATTCTTGTTTTCTGTGAAATCCGTGTATTCCATAAGTTCTTTGTCTCGGTGATAATGGTGGTGTGTCATCTCTTAACTCATCAGATTTAATTTCTGAATTACCATCGGGATCACTTAAATATTTGTAAAGTTTACCTGCATCTCTTTTTGCCCGTCTTTCATTATTCTGACTATCAGGACCCCCATAGATATTATCTGATGCTGGAAAATCAACTTGTTGCATTCCACGAGTTAAACTTGCAGGTCCTACATATCGTCTTTCACCTCTTTTGGTAAATAAACCATCGGGCCATGCATCTCCTGTGGTTATTCCAGATCCACCATATCCTGAAGTACCCGTTGGTGAAGCTTCGTTAATTAATTTCCACAATCCTTTTTCGAATATGTTCACTAATTTCTCCAACTTATCATAAGGTTTTGTCCATCAAGTTTTTCAGTTACATTATCTTCCCTATCTAACTGACCACCTAAACCTCTTTCTATGATATTTTTTAAATCTTTAAATGTTAAATTTTTATCATCAAAAGGATGTGCCATATGTCCGTATGCTCCACCTTCTGTGATTAATTCTCTAAGTTCATCATCCCACCAATCTTTTGAAAGTGGTGAATATTTCTCAACATGAAGTCTTGGACGACCACCTTTAAATTTCTTTTTTGTTTTCTTTGCCGCTAAATCAGTATCTGCTTCGTTATTTTCTTTACGAGTTTTAGCATCAATTCCTGATGCTATAGGTGGGCCGGCCATTTGTTGGTCTTTATCAACTCCCATCCACTTCATGACTTTCCAACCCAAATTATCCATTACATTCCGTAAAGTTTTTTTATACTTTTTTACCTCTCCGTGAGATATTGGATTTGTTGCTCTATGTGACATAGTGTAATCTTCTTCTGGATCCATTGCTCCATCACTTAGTATATAATCAATTACTTTCCAACCTAAATCATTCTGTAATGATTGTATCCAATCTTCAGACTCGGATTTGTATTGTCCCAAAGATTTGTAAAATGTAGGTGGCCCGTCATCAGTTGGTGCATTATTTGTTGCCGAACCAGCCTCATTTAAAATATCTTTAATATCATTCTCAACTAAAAAATCACCAATGACATCATCACTAAATTCTTTTAAGTAATCTCTCATCTTGTTTCAACTTTGTTTTTATCTAACCACCATTGAACTTTAGCAACTAACATATCCTCATCTCTACCACCTCGTCTTGCACTAAAACTATTTAAATAATCTTTAACTAAATAGTAAGCTGGTTCTTCATCTTTTGAACCAGGTCTGATATTTCCTACAACTTGCGATGCTTGCATATCAGTATTTACATGGTACTTTAAATAATCATAATCAAATATACCATCATTATATCCTGATGTTTGAACCCAATTTAAAATCTTATCACCTTTATCACTTCTCCAATCCCAATCATTTTTGTATTTAGAATGTCCCCATCCTTGTACATAAGCGTAATACTGATACATTAAGTTAGTAGGTTGTCTTTTCTTACCAGGCTTACCTCTATAATCTAATTTATGAAAACCATCTTTCATTACTTCTTTACAAAGTTTTATTGTTTTTGATGGTATTTTAGGTTTAGCGCCAGTTGCCTTTTTAGCCATATTTATGACTTTATGAAAGTCACTATGTGTTACAATTCGTTCTACTATTAATTCTTTTAATTTAATCATCTTTTTTCCAAATCAAATGCCCTGGTTAACATTGCACCAGCATTTTGAAGTTTAAGACGAGCTTCATCATATTTTTTAAAGTATCTCATTAAAGTTCTATTCTTACTCTTTTTAATATCATCCTCAAGTTCATACCAAAGTTTCCCATCTCGTGCCTTATAAATGTAATTACTTCCAACCCTTAGTAATTTTTGGTGATTCATAGAAATATCATCAAGGTCTACCTTTTCTTCTAATATTTTCTTCATTTTAATCACTTATTTTCTCCGATATATATAGTTTCACACATATAAATATTAAACTTCTAAACTATTGAGTTTTTCTTCAACTTCTTCTTTAATTTTATTTAATTCTTCGAGGGCCTCGGTAGACATTTTTTCAACTTGTTCCTTATTCTGACTCCACTTTTCTTGTTGTAGTTCTATTTCTTTAACACCAACCGAATCATAAATCTCTACTGGTTTAGAAGCCTCTACTTTCCAATCTTCTATACTTGAAATTTGGTCTCGTATATAAGAAAGTTGGTTGTTTAACACCTTACTTTCTTCCCACTTCTCGTATTTTCCTTCGATACGAAGTTTATTTTCAAATGTTATTTGACAATCAAAACAATGTTGATGTAATCTATACATCTTATCATCTAATCGTTTTTTCATTACCTTTTTACACTTAGGACAAAACCAAGGCATTCTAGCATCCTTTAATGCAGCTGAGCGTTCATTTTTCTTTTCTCGTTCTAATCTTACTTCTTCTTCTCTTTTTTTCTTTTCGTCCAAATCTTCCATCTGAACATAAATCTTTTTCTCAACTTTATCACCACGAGCAACACGCTTAATATTTTCTATTTGTCTTTCTCGTTCTCTGTGATTAGTTGATAAAATACTATCACTCATACTCTAACTCCTTTGTAACGAATCAAGTTTAAACTTAAATTTTAAGTCCTCAAGTTCTTGATCTCTTTTCATTAATTCTAATTCGGCTTGTATTGCCTTAACACTATTTTCTTGTTCTATCTGTGTTTCTAATGTTGATACTCTATTTTCTAACTTGTACCATCCACCACCTAATGCACCTACCAAACCAATAATATTAATAATAAATTTAATATTATTCATTTTTTTCATCTTAAAGATTTCTTGTATATCTTCGAAATCTTCCATTAGAATGTCATCAATCCTGTTATTTGATTAATAGGTGCAAATGCTCCTGTAAATTTAAATGTCTTTCCGTTGTATTTAAAAACTATTCCTTCACTTGGAACTATTGCCTTCAGACCACCAATCTTATTTAATTTATCCAATTGTAATTTTAATGTGTTAAGTTTTTTCAAATCCTTTTTACTTCTCACATCTTTAATTGCTGCATCTAATTGTTTCTTTACTCGTTGAACCGTAGAGTCAGGATTTGCTGCTAACCAACCACTTACATTTGTCATTATTTCTGCACCAACTTCAAAGAACAATTCCTCAAATGGTTTCATATTCTTTTTAACCATTTTTGCGTGGTCTACTTTATCCGTAGTCAATACCCAATCTAAAAATTCAGGATGATTTTTAAAATCTTTTTTAATCATTGGAACTTTATACGACTTATCAAAAAATGCCCATCTTTTAGTTAATTTTTTTAATGGTGCCTTTGGAATTGTAAATCCGTGTTGTTTTGCTGCATTAAATATAAATTCTTCCCAATAGGTTTGGTGATATACTGAAAGTGAATCACTATCTTTTAAGTTATATTGTTTCTGTAATCTATTTAACTTATTTATAAAATACTTTTTCTTCTTTTCAAAATTTTGATGTTTAGGTACGGTTAAAAAATTAGGTTTTCCAATCTTATATCGTTTCTGTATGTTTTGGTTGACTTGTTTAATCATACCAGCTAACATTCTTGCACTATCTTTGACCTCTCCAATTGCATTTCCTTCATCATCATATTCGAGTGCTCCGTGAAATACGATTTCTGCCTTGTCATAATTTATCACATTAGATGACTTTGGCCACATAACCTCAAGATTCATCCAAGCCTTACCATTCTTGAATATTCTGTTTCTTTGTTTTTCAGAAAGAGAACCGATGGCCTTTTCCAAATCCTTCATAGCAAAACTAAATGCGTCCGATATATCCCCCCTACCTTTAAACTTTGAAATTATTCCACCTGTGGTTAGTGCTGTCTTACCACCATTCTTCAAGTGTCCTTTGTTTCTAGCGGCTACTAATCTTTCTGTAAGTAAATTTTCTTTGATCTCAAATAACTTTCTAAACTTGTTGGTCATCATTTGATAAACACCTTTATCGAAATAACCAAATGCCTGTTTAAATAATTTAGGTCTTTCTTTATCATCTATTTTAGGTGAACCGAGTAATTCTCTCATTACCGTTCCACTAACTTCTTTTCCACCAACCCTAACTGATTGATGTGGAGCTACCATAAAGTATCCGTGTTCCTCATATCCTTTTAGATTATTCTTGTGTTTTCTATAATCTTGGAAATACGATAAACCACCACTTTTCTTTTTACCACCTGCCAATCTACCAGCATCCTTAGCTCCAAATATATATATCACGGCTGTAGTCTCGGAATCGTATTTTTTTAGCACATTATTTGCCACCAATGGAACTTTTTCCTTTATAATACGATTCTTAGGAACACCCATCTTTACCATATGACGAAGTTTTTCTCTGTAATTCATAGGGTGTTTTGGTGGTTTTTTGATGTCTGATGTGGTGATGTAAGCATCATCTACCTTTGACTTTAACCACTTGTAAGTTTTTAAGTGATGTGGGCCAAATGGTTGATACCTACCACCATAGATTCCTACAATCTTTTTAATCTTAGGTCTATCTTCTTCGGGTAGTAAATCTCTTATCAAGTCTCTTGTCAATTTATCCATTATACTCTCCCACCTTTATCGAAGGTTGTAAATTTCTTTAACTTATCAAATGCTCTAAATTTTTTCATCTTTTCTTGTTTTGTCCATTTCATCTTATCAAATACTTTCATTCTCATGTGTTGTTTTACTATCCAATAAATATCAAGTGGATTACCACCCATTGATTTTATCCACTTGGCGTATTTCTTAACCAATTTAGCTGATACATGCTCATGTCCATAATGAGTCCAAAACCCTTTCTTTGGATGTAATTTAGCAGTTGAGTCTTTTCCTATATCGTGAAACAATGCTGATAGAGCGAAGTCTATATCACCTGTTTTAAGTGCCCTATTCGTAACAGCAATAGTATGTTTTAAAACATTACCTTCAGGATGTGCATCTCTCCTCTGGTCGTAGTTTTTTAGATTATACACGCGTTTCTTCAAGTCACTTGGTAACGCGTTATAAATGTCTTTGAATTTCTTCGGTTTTTTCCGAACTGCTATTTCATTTAAGAATTTATCTTTTTCCATATTTTGTATTGCTTTACCGATGTCCCTTCCTTTTAAATCACTTGAAACATCACTACCCCTTACCGATAGTTTAAATCTAATTAATTTTTTAAAATCTTTTCCAATGTACTTACCCCATTTAAGAATTTGACCTTTACTCAATTTGGTCTTTTCTTGAAACTTTTTAATCAAAAAAATATTCTCAGGTTTAAAATTCTGTAATGAATTTAAAAACTGAATATCAACTATTTCTTGAGTAGGATAGGCTAAACCATTTAATTTCCTTATTGAATTTACATCATTTTTTCGTAAAATCCAAGCTAAAAATAAAATATAATCGTTTTCATTTATGTATGGAATCTTAACTTGTAATCCAGGTAATATCTGTTTTGTAAATCCTAACGAATCAGCAAGCTGTAAATACCTCTTGGGTGATTTTGCCTTTCTAATCGACTTGACAAACTCATCTCTGATTCTTTCTTTACTCACACCTTTAAGACTTGGATTCTGTCTTAGTGCCCTTTCAGTTTCCTTACCTAACTTACCACCGAGTGCACCTTGAAATCTTAATGCCCTCATCTTTCTTAACGGATCTTCATCAAATCTTTCGACAGCATTTCCAACGGTTCGAATCTTCTTCTTTTTTAAATCTGCTATACCACCAACCAAGTCTACAATTTCACCCCTATCCATATCGTAGAACAACGCATTTATGGTCAAATCCCTTCTTTTTACATCACCCTCGATGTCGGTATAATCAACTGAACTTGGGCGTCTCCCTTTACCAATATCCTTTCTGAATGTTGCTATTTCGTGTCCACCAACTATTACGACACCGAATTGTTTTCCAACCTCTACGGTTTTCAATCCACCTTTTTTTGCTATTTGTAATACCTCATCGGGTTTAGCATCGGTGGCTAAATCAAAATCTTTTGGACTCTTTCCTAATATTGCATCCCTTACTGCTCCACCCACAACAAAAAGTTTTTTCTTGTTTTTCTTAAAAAGCTTGTGTATCTTCCTGATGTCAGAGGGGATGTTGAGCCTAAATTTAGAATACTCATTCAACGGAATTAAATTAGAAAGATAAATCATACTTGGTCTATTATTCCTTCTCTGTCCTTGTACCATTTTCTAAATTTTGCTGGTGTACCGATTGTTATTTTGTTCTTGGGGACATATTTGAGAATTTCTTTTTGCCAAGGTCCTGGTTTATTGTCTCCCCATTGTTGCATCCAATATCCATCCCTTGTAATCCTCTCCATTACAAAAACATCTATAATCTTAGGATTATATATAAGAATTTCATTCCACCATGCCGATGGTTTATCTTCTGGATTTATAAGATTCTTCTTTATTTTTGATTTATTCTTTACCAACCACTTGTTTTGCCAATCAAACCACTCTTTTATAAATTTACTAATATAAGGTCCTGCTTCTTTTACTGTTAATTTTTTATATTCATCATATTCAATTTCATCATCTGTCATCCATAAGTCATGAAATACCGCATCTATTCGTCTAATTTTATTTTCCATTGTTTCAAGTTTCTTAAAGAATCCAGCTCTTTTCATAGCATTTTTAAAAATCATTCTATCACCAGTTATGTAATGTGATTC